TAGAAAGCAAGTTAGTAGATCCACGCTTCAGGGTTAGTGAAAGAGGAACTCAAGTAGATTTCTTTGGGGAAATGACTGAGGCAATGGGAGGATTAAAAAGTAAAAAATTAACCATAGAAACAGAGTTAAGGTATCGAGCCATAGAGGCAGCAACTGAAGTTCGTTCAGCGTCTAGCGAACTACAAAGATTAAGAAGAGCTTATGGCAAAAGAGTTCCTGAAGAATTTTTAAACGCTTACAAAAAAGCAAACGAAATTAGATTTAAAGCATTGAAAGAACTTTCTGTGGCTGTTGATGACGCTCAATATCTTGGCGTAAAAAACCAAGAAATATTTAGAATACTTTCTAAGGCTGGAGTGGCTGATTGGGAGAATGTTGTTAACAATGTTTTCATTCCTTACGAACCTCCTCCTGACATTTTTTACGATGCTTATAGAACAGATAAAACAAAAGTAAGAAATGTGCCAAGCATGACTGAGATGTATAAAGATTATAGCGAGAGAATAGGTCAACAATTATCTCCTAGAATACAGCGTCCTCAAGTTGTGCCTGGCCAAGGAGTAGATTTACGTTTATTTAGTGACAAGTCTGAAGGAAGTCAGTTATCATCAAGCGAAGATAAAAGAGCGAGTGACGCTTTGAGGCAGAAAGAGATAAACAAAATGCTTGGTCTAGATGATTGATTCCAAAACGAAAAAATAAAAGTAAATACTACGCAAAGAAAGTCAAGTATGATGGCATCACATTCGACTCCAAACTTGAAGGGGCTCGATACAAAATCCTCAAAGACATGCAGGACCGTGGGGAGATATCCGATTTGGAATTGCAGGTTCCCTATGAGTGTGTTGTGGAAGGGAAGAAGATCTGCAAATACTTTGCGGACTTCCGATATCGATGCGGAGAAGATGTTATCGTAGAGGACACCAAGGGTGTGATCACTCAGGTGTTTACGTTGAAGAAGAAACTGGTCGAAGCCCTGTATCCAGGGCTAGTCATTCAGATTATTGTGGACCCAAGAGAGCCACCTAGAACGGAATTTTATCCTCATCCATTACATGCACACGGCTGATCTCTCCATCAAACTGTGTGCGGTATTCAAACATCTCCTTCATTCTTTCAAAGTCATATTTTGTTTTAGATAGCTCACGCATCTCAGGGCTGCTGAACTTCATCTCACCCAGCTTATCTGCCGTCACGTTGTAGAACTCAAAGATCCCAACCTGATAGCAAATCATATCCTTTTCACTCTTGTCTGGCAGATAATCTGCATTAACCATCTCAGGCCTCCACAGATGATCTCTACAGCCGTTTCTCTGCTCCTGTGGTGTGAGTGCCTTACCAGACCTATTGCACCACCAATCGCCCTCAGAGCCGTCTGAGAGCGGTTTGCATTCCTTGCAGTTGCGACAGTTAACGGACGGTGGCAAACGCTTGCCTAGGTATACATCCCGATATACGGCAGGGGCATTCTTTAGCCGCCAGTCATTCTCACTCATGCCGTCAGGGATCTTGTTGCTAAACACCAAACGCTCTGCTCTCTCCTGCGCTTGCTCCCAGATACTGGGATTGAAGTCTATGATTTCCGTGTACACGCTGCTGTCGTTCTTGTTGACTACAATCACCATGGTTTTATCGACATTGAAGAGCCCCATGTAACAGTGTATCTGCCACTGATAAGTCTTAGACCAGCCTTGGTAGTCCTGTATCTTCTTGAGTTCCTTGAATCGTTTATCGTTAGCTGACTTAACCTCAAGCAAGAATATTTTGTTCTCATCAAAGCCAGGGACATTGCGAAGGAATCCATCACATGCCCCACCCACATGGCCACCCAATATAGATCCCCGATATTGATTTCCTTGATTGTCCAGTGCAGATACCTGCATGACGGTGGTGTTGGCTATGTTGTCCACCACTTGGTCCTCAATCCGATTACCCAGATCGAAGAGTCGTAGCATTCTGCCTTCAAATGATGAGGGAAGCGACCAGTGATAAGACAGCCACCCTTTCCTCTCATCGTCATCACCGATCACGCTAAACCCAAGGTGTGTGCGATAAGGATCATTCTGATCAGAGATCTGCTGATCTATCTCATCAAAAACCGACTCCGATGACATTCCAATATTTTCCTTCTTTTCTAATGTTGACACGTTTGATCTCCCTAAATAATCCATAATCATTCACTGCTCTTACAGCGTCATCTATATCGCCTGGATAAGGCTTGTTCTTTGACATGATTTTCCATTTCTTTCTAGCTATCTCAGCAGGCTTACCTCGCATGTTGAGCATAAGCGCAGTGCTGTATGGCCAATAGTTCTCTTTGCTTTTGAACATAACCTTCAAATACTGATTGCCATTTTTAGATATGGCGCTCTCAGCCCGAACCCACTCAACAGATTCTGACCTCTCTCTGACTGGTGCTTCTTCTGTCATCTCGTCAGATAAAACATTGCCCTGCGCAGCGATGGTAGTCTCCGATGCCTCAGTTTCTTTGACTGACTCTACGATCTGAAGCGGAGGAGGCGGTGCAGGTTTACTCGCATCACACTCTATGCACTTCTTGTAGTCCATGTCATTGACCGCCAAGCACTCATCGCAGATCCAGATCTTAGGCTTTTCATTGCCTAGCTCTTCATCACGCTTGTTACGCTCTGGCCTCGCAACGTCTATGCACCCATGGCGATGCATGTTCCCACCATAGTCTAAAAGCATGCAGTTCTTTTTTTCCTCGCCCCATGGTCTCATGCCACGCCCACATATCTGAACGTATAAACCAAGCGACTTGGTGGGTCTGAGCAATGCAATGCAGTCTGTCCTGGGTGCATCCCACCCCTCAGTTAACACGGCCACGTTGCACAATGCATTGATCCTTCCTTCCTCAAACAATTGAAGAATCTCTTCTCTCTCATCGGTGGGTGTCTCTCCGGTCACACAAGCTGACTTGATACCGTGGTCCAGAAGATAACGGTTCATCTTGTGGGCGTGTTCAACAGAGACACAGAAGAACACACTGCTGGTTCTGCCTTTGGTGTACGCCTTGTCAATCCAGTCATTGACGATTGCAATGATGGTCTGATCCACCATGGCTAGTTTCTCTAGATCAGACTCACGGTAGTCACCGTTCTTAAACTTGAGCCGTGCCTGAGATGCATCAATGATGGCATCGTCAGCCACCTTGTATGCAGATAACCTGCACAGGTAACCGTCCTTGATAAGTTCTGTGATCGGGGCTCGATGTGCCACTCCACCAAAGACATGGTCATCCATACCATAGATGTAGCCTTGCCCCATACGATATGGCGTAGCTGTCACGCCCATGATCTTGGGACAACCAATCTCTTCAAAGTGATCAATGATCTTCCGATATCGGGATCGCCTCTCTGTTCCGACATGGTGTGCTTCATCAATGATGATGTAGTCAAAAGGTGGGCTTTTCTCTAGTCTTGTCCTAGAAGCTAGGGTATCCCGACTTGCGATGACGATGGGCGCTGTGCTGTCAAACTCCTTGAGACTAGCAGCGAGTATGCCCACTGGCGCATTTGGCCAAACAGATAAGAGTTTGTCTTTCGCTTGAGTGATGAGCTCCTGTCGGTGGGCTAGAATTAGAAATCGCTTGCTAGGATCTTGAAGATATAGATCTCGTATCATGGATACAAAGACCACTGTCTTCCCTGCCCCTGTCGGTAATACGATCAGGGGGTAGCTTGTTTCTTTTTCAAACCAACAGAGAGCCTTGTTCATGGCTTTTTTCTGGTAGTTTCTTAATTCCATTTAGTGTATCTCTCCCTCCTCATTATTTGATCTGTCTTTGATAGCCAGTTGTTTAAGTTTGCCAAGAGCAAAGGTGACTTGATCTGGGTTTTCTGCATGCAGATACGCATAGTAAACTGAGAACCCAACCACCTCTTGAATAAGAGTTGGGTAGTCATATCCCAATTCATCGTCCTCTGAGTTACAAATAAACTCATGAAGCTTATCCGTAAAGTCGAGAACAAATTGTTCTTGTTCTTTTGTTAGTTCCATAATGTCTGACATATAAACCTCCTGTATTTTTCAAATAAATTAACCATGCCTTGCCCAAACAAACCCTACCTCACCGTAACAGACCTTACCCCAACTAACCGCGCCACTCCCCGACATGCCTGCCAAACCCTACCTCTCCTTAACAGACCATACCTCGACTCTCCGAACAACGCCTCGCCTGCCATACCTCACCTCACCGCAACGTACCAGACCTATCCACGACTCGCCGCGCCTGCCATACCTAGCCAAACCGCACCCCACAGCACCCCACCCCGACATTCCCCGACATGCCTGCCAAACCAAACCTCGCCATACCACTACCGACCATACCGCTCCGTGCCTTGCCCCTACTGCCATACCTTACCTTACCTTACCTGACCCTACCGGAACTCTCCGCGCCACGCCTGCCAGGTTAATCTGGAACTAAAGAATCAATAAGATCGTGAAATGCATTTAACTCATGCAGTTCTTTGTACTTCTTCCTAAAGTTTCTAAGTTCTTTGTATGCACTAAGAACCATCTTGGCTCTAGACTCTGGATCTGCCAAAGCCTCTTCTTTTGAAACATAAGTTTTAACAGGTGCTTCTTCTTCCTTAACAATTTGCCAGTATTTGATGGTTTTTTCTTCTTGAGGAAGTTCCTCTACGACAATCTCAATAGACTTGATCATCTGCATCGCTTGTTGCTTGCGATACATATGCCCTGCTTTTGAGTCGTTCCATTCAAATGCAGAATGAAGGACGTTAGAACCATCCCTTGCTTTGTCAAGAAGCAGGTCAGCGGTTAGCTGACCCTCTTCTTCTCTGATGGATTCCA